AGTCTCTCTCCCCCAAACCTCAATGGTTGTAGTAATTCCACGCATCCCGGCAGTAAAGTTCAAAGTATTTGCATTTCCAGCCGTGGTTGTCCACGACGAGGGATCAACACCGAACGCTACCACTTTATATACATCAGAAGTTTGAACTATCCCGAAAGGCAATCCAATAGAATCCGTTGCACCGACAACAAGATACATATTCGGAGTCGTGCTTGTTCCGGGCCAAGAATCAAACGCCTGATAAGTAATAGATGTAATGGAAAGAAACGCCTGTTTAGTCCGAGCAGTGTTTGTGGTTACTATTACTTGCTCAGAAACAGAACGCCCCATAGCTGTCAACCCATAAACTGTTGCGGTGCTTTGGGTTGTGCTTGTTGAACTTTCTAAATTAGTCCAATGGCGAAGCGTGAGAGCTTGAGGATTTATGGGTTGGGTAATAAACGGCCCCATCGCATAAGTCGTTCCCTGCGCTCTCAAGACTGACGTAGCAACTTCTACGTTCAATACGCCATTAGTGCTAACAGTGGGATTAGTGTAAATTACTTTTTGGCACATAATCCCATCCGTCATTCTAAAACGCCCATCAGAACTAATTTGAACAGCCGGATTTGTTGTTGCTTTGAAATTCCAAGCTTCAATATCTCCGGGAGCAGCTATGGCTTTACTAACAGAGAAAAGAATAGTTGCCAGAAAAAGAACTGCATATTTTTTCATACAACCTCCCTTTCCCGGTTAACTTCCGGGTGAACCGTAAATCCCATGTGTGTCCGTATATCCTTGGATAAAACGTTGTCGGGATTTGAATTTAGCATCTCCCGTATCAAAGTCGTCGCTGTTTGTTAATTTATCTTTGATACGCCAGAAGAACTTGAGATAATGTTTTTGCGCCCTAATAAACCAAGCATCAGGGTCGGTGAGATAATGCCACACCGTATATTTCAAGTCTTTCGTTTGGAGCGGGTTTATTTCATTCGTGCTTACATGAGGTTTTAAGTCTGAATTTAGAAGCTCATCTGCTATCCATTGAAGTTGCGTTGGCACAATAAGTAATTGCGCTTTCAGCATCATCAATAATCCCCTGTCATTTGTAGTAGCCTCAATATCGTTAATAGCCAATTCAAGAGAATCAGGGTTAAGGTCAGCAGCAGGATTGAGTTGATTCACCCAAGTTCCCCCACCTAACATTGGGTGCGTTTTATTCGTGCCGTCCCCAAAGAGAGGTTCGCCATCCGGCCCTAGATAATCCGCGCTATCTGTAAACCCATTGATAAATACCCCTGCGGAAGTGACTTCAACTACATCCCGGGCTGAGAACGCTAGTTCTTTCGGGAGGGCTTTAATCGTCCCATACAATTCATCTTCCCACAGTTCTTCTGACACACGAAAACCCAATGCGTAAGTAACATTGGTATATCGTTTCGTTGTTCCGAGAAGCGCGTCCTCGTAAATAACGGGGTCTCTTTCTTTTTTAGAAGGCATTGTAGGAAAACCTGTCATAACTACTTCTTCCTCAAACTGCCTATCTGAACTATCAACATCAAATACTATGCTAAACTCCGGGGGGTATTGTTTATAGTCGTTGTTTTGACTATAAACCTCATTTAACCCGGGGGCTAAAAGTGCCGATAAACTTGCTCGTATCATAGGCATATTTTACTCACCTCCTTTTTTTTTGTTAAGAACGAGGAACTTGCAAGGCTACACCACAGAGAGTAAAACGAACTCTCCCATTTGTATCCCCCACTGTCCCCGCAATTTCTACAACATTCGCACAATCAATTTGTCCTGCTGTATTGTCGATATCCACTTGAATAAGACTATTAGTCGTATCCATGTAAAGCGGATATAAATTACCTACCTGTGTTTTTGCTGTAACTTGGTTTGAGCCGTTGCTGGTTACATTAGCTTCAAACACATTACCGCTTTCTCCGCCTAAAAAGACAGAGCAATCATGTGTAGCGGCGGTGGTGTCGTTATGCCCATCTTCCGCAGCAAAGCCAAGAAACCTTTGAGAATCGTTGTCAATCGTCGCAGTAAACTCCGCGACGTTGCCATTCCCATCTAGGTAAACAGCTTCGCCTTTCGTAAACGTTTGGCTTGCAGCTTCGGGGTAAGAACGAACAACCTGCGGGCCTCCGTGCAAAGTCCCGATACATTCCAACGCCCTTTTAGCTATAGTTGCCATTTATACTACCTCCTTTTCTTTTTAACAGGTGGTTTGTTCTTCTCTGTCTCTTGACCCCCTGCCGACTTCCGTCTTTCTAATTCTTTTTGCTGCGCCTCTTTGATTCTAGCTAATGCTTGAATATCCTCTGGGGCCACATCGCCAATATCAAAGGTTTTGTTTTCAACAGTATGAGAGCCTTGCGCATTAGATACAACCGTTTGAATAGTAGACTTGCCACTCACGCTAGTCAAAGCTCCCGCAACCTCTCTATTGGCATCTGCGGATGCGGCACTTATACCAGCCCCAGTTGCAGCAGCGCGTAATCTCCTGTGGTGTATGTCTGTATAAAACTTATTCCGTTGAGCTGCTATATCTTTTGGGAGACGCATGAGTATCAGCCCTCGATAATGCGTAGCTTTATCAATATTACCAGCTTCCGTAGAAAAATTACCGTTACCCATATCAACTTCCCAACCATTGTTTTCTTCCAACCTACGTTTTACCCAATCTTTTCTCGCATACCGATAAGTGAAGTTAGGGTCTAGGTGCTTCGGTGTTAAAGGTTTGGGACGTTTCCATTCTCTCACAACTACAGTTTCAGTCATTGTTTATCCCTCCTGTGCTTCAAAGCTATTATTATGCGCAACAATGAGTTTGTTTCGTTTATAAGTATTAAGGTCTTTGATATACCCTTTTTTAATCATTTTGTTAGCCACTGCAATTTCTTCTTTAGATAATTCTACTTTATCTAAATCAGTATCCTTGATTTCCCCGCTCGGAGAGGAACCGGAAAGGGTTGAAGCCCCACCCTGCTTTTGAAATTCCTCTAAAGCAGATTTCTTTCCAAGCTCAGTATAGTATTTGCTCACGTCTTCTAACTGTAATCCTACAGCAAGAGCAAATGCCGCCCTCCAAGCATCTTCCGTGCGTCGTTCAATAGGAACTCGTTTTATATTCTCTTGCGCGATTGGAAATGCTTTAGCAAAGAATGGGCTTTGCTTAAAAGTTTCTGCCACTTTCGCTTCAATGGCTTTAGCATTATCCCACACCTCCATTCTACCGGAAACAATTTCGTCGGGAGTTGGCTCTGCTGGTTTTGCGGGCTTAGAGTTTTTTAACCGCACTTCCCCGGTTATATTATCTATCTCGATTTTGTCAGAGAGGTATGTAAGCGTTTTACTTAATTTTTCGTGTTCCCCTTTAATCCTATCAAACTCCCCTGAATCAACAGGGGGAGTTGCCGGCGGTTCCGCCGGTTGCGCAGGCGGAGTCGGGGCAGGCGGTGAAGTCGGAGCAGATGGTGAAGGCGGGCTACCCCCACCCCCAGCAGGTTCAGCTATCTTCGCTTCATCAAAATAACCCCTTTTCCAAAGATTAGTATTTAGTCTTTGCAACAGTCTGATGTTCATTGTTTTTACTTCCTCCTTTGTCATTTGTTACTTTTGGTTCTTTCTCAGTCGTGCCTATCACTTTCATTTCAAAAACTTTAAGACTAGAACCATCTAAGGCGCAACGTATCATGGCTTCGTAGCTCTCCCCAATCTTAGACCCCTTGAAAACTTTCTTCATTTGGTCAGAAGAAAGATGTAAAGAGGGATAACGGTCAGAGGGTTTATCTAGTCTATTATCGCTCTCCTTCAAATCAACAAACCCGTTTTTCTCCCCCATTTCTTTGTTCATCATTTTTTCCATTATGCTCCCTCCCTCACGAAATTTAAGTCCTCCGTCATAATTGCTAGAATATCCGTATGTTTCAAAAGGAAAATTCTTCCTTCGTTAAATTGCATTTCAATCCCAGCATATTTAGAAAACACTACTCGATATCCCACTTGATAGTCCGTTGTAGGAGCACCGTTTTCGTCGCATAAATCTTTGCCAATCGCAAGAACGATGCCTGAAACCGGATATACCGATTTCGCTTGAATAGGAATAATTATACTTCCCACTCTATCTGAAGTCTCTGATGGTTGCACTGTCACATTATCCCCACACGGTATTAGTTTTGTATTCTTTATATCTGCTTCAACCCTGCCAATGGATGACGCCATTTTCCATTTCCTCCTTCATTGTTTAGTTTTTTACTTTCTACTATCCGCAATTTCTCCATTGCGGATTTTGATATATAATCTTTGGATGATTTTGTGAGCCTCCATCCTAGATTAAATACGAAAATAAAATTCAACCCTTTCCATAGTTTTACCCATAAATGAAACCAACGAGCTTCTGCCGGGTTCCAAACCTCAATAGTAAAAAGGCTATACTTAACTATATGGTCTAACCCCAACTCAATACGAAAAATAAATTCTCTTTGAGTCCCTAAAAAATCCACCCCTTTCAGCGCAAATCTTTGCAGCCAAACGAAATTCCTTAAACTTAAAACCATATACCCCCCGCGCAAAGGGTAAAAATTTATGCATAATTGCGGTAGGATTTTACGCCCCATTGCTTCCTTTCTAATTTCAGCAGAAAACAACCTCATTGCTTTACCCCCAATAATGCTTGCATGTCTTGCGGGGGAACGGCCACTTCGGTAGAAGCCGTTGTTTTTATTTGGCGGAGTTGCTCAATCATCGCTTTAGCTTCATCTTCCGGGATACCTGATTGCATCATTTCAGCAAACATCGCTTGTTCATCAGAACTAAACATCACATCAGGGCGAGTTGCTGGGTCAGGGAGATTCATTAACTTACGATAGATAGACAACTTTTGGAGCCACTGTTTCTTTTTCCCGGTGGATTTGATTACATCGTCCGTCATAGCATAATAAGCCCCTAAATCCGCATTAAAAAGTTTATTGTCTTTCAAGCGGTCATAGAGCATCAAGTTTACTTCAATATCCAGTTCTCGAATCAGGGCTTGGGCATTTGTGCTTGGGACATACTTAAACGACCCCAGTATCTCTTGCCTGCTTAATCCATCAGGGAATAAATCTTTACCATCTTCACCCACTGCTTCAATAATCACTTTTCTACTCATCAACTGCTGAAACAACAGCATTTCATACGAAGCCCAACGGGTTATTTCACTTATCATACTATAATTTAATAACCCAAAGCGCACTTGCCCTTCTCTCAGAACACTAATAACTCCCCGGGCAGTAGGCGGTTGTTTCCCGGTCACATCACTTTCTCTCCCAAGCTGTAAATCCCCGATTCCACTTCTCCTTTCCATATTAGAACGGATGTGAGTAGAGACATTTAAATCAGAAGCCCGCCTGTCTGGAATAGGGTGAAATTCAAAATCACTCATTTTCGTCACTTTAACACCCTTATAAAAATCAAAGGAACTTAATTGCCCCTCTGTTACATTCCGCGTATATTTGAAAGGGATGCAACTAAAAATTCTTGTTTCATCCAATACATAATTAGTTAAATCGTTAATCGCTTTCTCGCTCATTCGGGAAAGTTCCATACAACCTATCCCCGGGAAACGCCAAGGGACACGAATCATTCTAGGATGAAAAAAGGGCTGGGGTTGACCAATAAAAGGATTGTATTTAGAAAATACTATTGTGTTAGATGGTTTATGATAAATTAAGTGAACTTTTTGCAGATACTTTGTTCCCGGGATTTGCGTAAGCCCCCACCACGTCCAACAGTTCACCCCGCTGTCCATCGCTCCTTTTTCTTCTTCGGCTTCGGCGGTATCTTCATCCACAAAATCGGGGTCAGTGGGTTTAGTCACAGCCCACTTTCGCAACTTGGTTAAAACTCCTTTATATATTTTTCCTTCATCAGCCCATTGAGAAAGTTGGTTAAAAGTATAAAATTTTAGTATGGTCTCCCAAGCCGGAGGAGTATCGGGGTCAGAAGAAGAACCGGCAGGACAACGATAATTCAAAAGGCTGTAACACTCAAGGTCAGGATAATTCTTCAAAATTTCAGTCCCCTTGATTTCGATAACTTCAATTTGTTCCGGTGAAGCAGGAACATAATCTTGTGCCGTAGCGTTATTTATTTCAACAGAGCTATTCAAATCCACATAAAGTTTCTCCGCTCCTTTCACATAAACTTTTTTCTGTATCAGTTTTGGAACGTCTCTAGCTATTTCTAAAACATAAGGAGCATACATTACACAATGCCCTTCTAGCGTTACGTAAGTGGTAATCAATTCCCCCCTGTTTCCCCCCAACTTGATATTAACGTCATGGTGATAGTCTAACCACCGTTCTGCCACAATTTGATTTTTAACCCCTATCTCGTTTCTCCCCTCCAACCTGACTACAGGGTCAGTAGCAAATACTCCAATTAAACGGGAGCGCAGACCATCTGTTGCAGAGGCAGAAAGATTAGAGCGATAATCATGTGAGGCGTTCCCCGGGCGGTCAGAACGAGGGACTCCTTCTAAATACTCTTTGCGTATTTCTTTAATGCGTTTGACCGTTTCTGTCCACTCGATAGAATTATTAGCGCGAGTGATTCTTTTGTTCACCCAGTTGGCGAGTTCTTCTCTTTGGTCAGTAGAGAGAGAAATAAGGCTGGAATCTATTTCTTTGGCACGTTCGGAAATGTCTTGTAATTCTGCGTCAACTTTTTCTTTGTTGGGGTCAGTAGAAGGGGGTTTATAACCAACTCGTTTAGTCCTACGAAGTTTTTTAGACACCTATCTGGCTCCTTGGAACCCATACAGGTTCAGAGAGAATAGAAAGGCCAAGAGCTGCATGGACTGTCTCAATAAAATCTTCATTATCGAATTTTTCTCCATCCATATAATATTTAATGGCGCGAATCAATTTCCTGCACTCGGGGCTAATAAATATATGAGGAAGATTATTTTTAGAGAGGGGTTTGTCTTTATCAAACGAAAGACCCTCACGAATTAAATACCCCGCTTGTTCTTTCTCATACTCTATTTCTTGAAACCAAAGACCTTCTTCCCCAAACTGGTCTGCTAATGTAAATGTATTATCTTTTACTTCTTTTGTCAAGGGCACTTTTAAGATGTAACGGGAAAAAGGCTCTAACTGCATTTGTTCCTCTTTTTCTTTTACTCTCTTAGAAATGAGAGAACTAGTGGCTCTATCCAAAGGGAGTTCCCTGTAAAAATAAATATACCCCAGCTTATCCGCGCTATACCACAAAGCGTAACTTTCGCCATTGATATTGGGCACTAATGTCATATACCATGTTGTTCCCACTCTCAAAGCATCCCTATGTATTTCTCTCACATGGACAAATTCATAAAACTCTTTTTTGTATTGTGTTCTTTGCTGCAATGTCATACCTGTATATTCCTTGGCGAAAGTATAACTTAACGCTTCAAAGAAATCGGGGGATTTTAACCCCTTTTTCCGCAATAGAGTTTTGCTCATCACCGTCATTTTATCTTTCGAGGTATTGTCATAATACTGATTGGAACATTCAAATTCTAATTTCTCATGCGCCGGGATTTCCAGCCACATATCTTCAAACGCTTTTCTAGCCCGCCACGCTAACTCTGATTTTCTGTTTTGAAACTTCTCCGAATCCTCGGCTAAACCTCCCCCGATAATAGGAATAATATTGTCATGTTGTAGTTCTCTTAGCCTGTCTGTCACCCCACCCCCAACGCCATTATCATCAATAACAACATCATCCACCCCAAATTGGTCTATTTTGCTTCGTATCCGCGAGACGGTGTGCATCGTATCTCTATTCTGATAAGATTCTATATCTATAACCCTTGCCCCTTTTCGGGTAACCAATACTGTAAAATCATCGCCAAAACGAGCGACATCCACCCCCAGCACACAATATCCGGTTGTGGGCATTTTATTATCAATATATCTTTGCTTAGCTTTTTCAATCCAATCCAAACGAATGAGAGTATCAGCCCCCTCTCCCGGGAAATCTCCCAATACCCTAGATTTGTAAATAGAAGAATCCTCTCCCCATTCTTCTTTCATTTCTTCCACCCACTTCCTAGTTGTAAGCCCGGGGATAATTTCCTCC